TTGCCCATTGCGTGTTACGGTACCAAATGGACTATAGTCTTGTGTAAAATTTACATCGTTTAAGGGTAAGGCGGTCAATGCACGTTTGACCGTGTGTGCTTGTTTGATCAAGCCTTGCACAAAATCTGGACTCCAATAGAACAGTTCGTCGTACCATCCAGGGAAATCGTTTTGTTGTAATAATGGGCTGACGCAATTGTCTACCATGTCCAAGAAGCGCACACAATAGCGTCCATCAACTACACTGACACGCGGCTTTTCTGCGCCCCATAAGAAGCATATGCGTTTACCGGTCGTAATCATGTCTGCATAGTCTTTGACAAACTTACGCAAGTAAACCCGACTAAAATTGTTAGGGCTTATACAGGTATTCTGTTGAAATATAAAGTCGTACTTGATCTCGGGCTCTTCGTATATGCGTTCAATTAATTGACTTTGATCAATTACACGATGCTGGATATAGGTATATTGTTCGGTTACCTTCAAACTCCATGGGATAGCGACTCGGATAACTTCACTGTTAAAGTTAGAATCCTTATCTCCTCCGTCGCCCTCGAGACTATAAAACTGTGCAATTTCGTCTAGTTTGATGTCGTTATTAATGAATGTTTGCAGTATATTTGTGCTGTCAGCACCACCGCTGTAAAACAGTACTATGTAGTCGTAGCGGTCACGTATTTGTTGTGCCCGCCGGCGATATAGTTCCTGTAGTGACTCTGTGGGTTCTACCCGCCAATTGGCTTGCGAGAACACATCGTCATTGAAATGCCATTGCGGGAAATCACCAGTAGCTTCATGTTTTAGAATAGCATCTAGCTTACTATAGGTCTTGTAGTTACCTACAGTATAGTAACCATAATGGTCTTTATTCTGCGGTAGGGGTAACGGCATCTTTGCCCCAACCTGCACGATTCCAGGCACGCTCGTGAAAGAAGTACAACGTACTATTGATGATAGTGGTTGCACCTGCAAGACCAGCACCAAATGCCACACTACCAGTGGTAAAGTAACCAATGGCAAAATATTGGCCAATAATCATAATGCGCCAGCTAAGTACTTTAGCAAAACTGCGTGGGATTTTTTCTATATATTTGTTCATTTTGATATCCTTAATGCTTTATAAATTTCCTGTACCGCCTGTGCTTGACTTACACAATCAGCTAGAGCATTATGTAAATCTTCTTTATTCTTTTCACGTGGATCACCATGTATGCCAAATAGTGTACGACTGTCTCGTATCTGCCAGTAGTACCATGGAGCAGGCCACCCATACTGCCTGTATAAGTTTTCTAAACAACCTATGTCAAACACTGAGCCTTGTGCCCAAATATTTTTAACACCCACACAAAATCTATTCAGTTGTCGGTGCATTTCATCTACTGAGACTCTACCTTCAGTACCCAATGCTTCTTCACGTACATCTGGATGTTGTTTACCCCACCATTCCACTGTGTCGTCCTCAACATACCGGCCCTGTGCTATTTGATCATCAACATCGGGACGTAGGTATAATGTATCACCAAAGCTATCCGGAGTATAGGGATCAAACTTAACTGCACCCAATGTAAGTATGACGGCATCAGGTCGTGTACTCAACGACTCAATGTCCAACATTATATCCATTTTATTTCTTGTCTGTTAAGAGTTTGTGACTTTCTGCAGCTACTACTCGTTTACGTAAACTACTACTGGAGAATGAATGATCTCGGGTATTAAACACATGCACAATACCTAGTCCATGGCCTTCATTACGACCAGTAAAGTTTGTGTCCTCATATTCTTTACCTAGTATACGTACATCAATTGGTAGTGTAAGTAATATGTCAATTAAGTCTGCTTCTGTAGTGTAGACAACAATTTCATCTACAAAACGACAAGCACTTAGTTGTATTTGGCGTTCAACAATACTTTGTACCGGAGGATTTTTACTATCCGGACGATCTATACTGGCATCTGTTTGTAACCCAGCAATCAAGTAATCGCAATGATTTTTTGCTTCGGCCAACATAGCAATATGTCCCGAATGTAAGAGGTCAAATTGCGAAAAGGTAATGCCAATACGTTTACCTTCGTTTTTAAGATCCTTAACTTTATTAAAAATCATTTGTAGTCTACCTTTATTTTTTGTTGTGATTTAAGTTTATAGAAGGTTGCTCGATGTTTTATACCTAACGCCGCCATTGCGTGTCCGATTGAGACATATTCTATATTATCTATTATAACAGATTTATATTTTGCAGTCAATGATGTACCTTTTCGTTTAGCCATAGCCGAATCATGGGCTAATTTCCATTCTATAGATTTTGTGTATCCTTTATCTACTTTGCTCATTTTAGTCTTTGTAGCATCAGAATGATAAAATCCCTCGTGACCGTTTGATTTGCCCTTTTTACTATTGCTTATTTTTCTTCCTCTTTCGAGTTTTTGTTCTTCGTTCAATGAATCATGCCAATTTTTAATACTTTTGGCTCGATTTTTAACAATATTTTCTTTATCGGGATGATTGGTGGTAGTATCTCCTCCATCCCCACCTTTAGCAATATTGTATAGATTATTTTGATTTTTATAAAAAGCTATATTGGCTATTTCGAGATCGTTCAGTTCACTTATGGTTGTTCCCCAAGCAATAGCTTCTACGATAAAATTCTCTTTACCATATTTCTTAATAGCAGATTGTAATGCTACTCCAGATCCATAATAATTTTTATCAAATTTTGGTGTTTTCTTTTTACCAATATAACTTCGATTGTTGAGTAAATTAGTTGTTTTATAAATGTAACCGATAAACATAATATCTCCCTATATGCTTATTTATTACATTGAGCTAATTTAATCTATTAAGAATATCATATGTCTTGTTCGATTTTAACTTGTAGGGGGAATCCATGACTACGTGCCAGGACTGTTACTTCGATACCTTTTTGTTCGGCCATTTCATAAGATAATGTTGCTACTACTGCTTGATCTTCGTCATGCACTTTAATAGTCAATGCTTCAGCACCTTCACGAGCATATCCAAAAATACTTGTTAACGTTTCTACAACAAATTCAAATGTAGTTACATCGTCGTTGATATAAATGACATTATAATTCTTAGGTTCCTTATATTCAGGTTTAACTGCAATACGCGGTCTTACTTCTACTTCGGTTTTTGTATCTGCCATAATAAAATATTTAAAACACAAGGGCAGGGGATTCTGCCCTTGTACCAATTATACAACCTTAATCATTATTTTGCAAATGTTATGGGAATACGCTTGGGTTTATCCTCTTCGGGGATCACTTGTTCTAGGGCAATAGCAAGAATACCATTCTTAACTGTTGCTCCACGAACTTCAATGTGTTCGGCCAAAGGGAACGTGCGAACAAAGTTTCTTGCTGAAATACCTTTGTGTAAGTATTCAATTTCTTGTTCTTCTTTGATTTGTTCACCTTTTACAGTAAGAACATTGTCTTTGAGTTCAACATCGATTTCTTCCTCACTGAAGCCTGCAACCGCAAGTTCAATGGCATAATGTGTGTCGTCAATTTTGACCAGATTATGTGGAGGATAGTTACCATCTGACTTACTGTTGGCAAATGTGCGATTTAGTTGATCGAACATTTGATCAAAGCCAATACTGTGGCGATGCAACTGTGAAGCTAGGTTTGGTAAATCGAGAGTGTGAATTGAAAATTGTGTCATGTTTTTCTCCTATTAAGCAAGATGACATTTATAAATGTAGCCCCGGAATTGGGCACTACACAGTTATTTATTATACGCTGTTAGATATAATATACAACTATTTTGGTTAAATTAAAACATTTTCTTTGGAAGAGCTTGTGCTTCCAATTTCTTTTGCCAACGACGTTTCGCGGCATTCTTAGCCTGCTTGCGGGCAGTAGTGGGTTTGGTATAAAATTCACGTTCACGCAGTTCGTTGAGTAAGCCACTTTCCATGACTTTCTTTTTGAATTTACGTAGTGCTTTTTCTACATTATCGTGTTGCACAATTACTGTGTTGCCAGTGACTTTCTTGAAGGAGGGTTTATCGTAATAGCTCATTGTTTATTTATTAAAATAGTCTGCGGGTGCTTTTAAATCGCAATTGGGCCCGAATCCAATGGGTGTAGGAACTGTAAACTGTAGTTGATTTTCCTGTAGTAGGATAGTATCTACTTTAAACATAACTGTGTTTAACCACTCTTTGTCTTTCATGGACTCGTCGTAGACATAGACATTATAT